GGCGTTACGACGCCCTGTAGAGGTTTCTTTATGAAAGGAAATTGTGGGCGTTCCGACGCCCCTTTAGTCTTTTATGACACCTTTATTGATACGACTTTTTATCATACGTTTGAAGAGCGATAATCGACACTTTTGTTTTTGCGAGTTTTCTCAAAACTCCACCCCTAATAATAATAGTCCCAAAGCTCCAGGGGCCAGCTAATATAGCTGCAATGGTCAGATCTACGAAAATGCATATAATGCAATTCTTTTGTTTTTCTTTGTTTTTGCGAGTTTTCTCAAAACTCCAACCTTAATTCCGTTTTACGGAACGACCATTTCACGGTAAACATTTTTGGTTCGTTAAAAATTAAAGTAGTTCCACGTAGCGCAAGGTGTGCGCTATATAAGTTACATCCCCACCGTTTCCATCGGCTAGAATAATGGAATCCACCACACAGGATGTTGTGTGGCAAAAACTCGGGGACACTACGGTGGCCCCAACCCTGAACATAGATACAGTAATCGCTTGCATCTAATTCGGTGGACTTAGTAATGATTTGTCTGCCGTCATTTGCTTGAATATTTTACAATGGAATCTGAACTTATCTGAGCAGATTTAGTTTTGTCTATTGGTTAGATACGATCTTGAATTGTATTGACGCCTGTGTCTTCCCCCGCTCAATTCTCTTCTTCTGAAGGGAATGCGGTGGTTGTTCAGGACATTTTTATGATATTATGTCCTCTACAACTCTCGCTGTTACTGCTGCTACCAAGCACCAGTCTACTAAAACAAATAATAGTCCCAAAGCTCCAGGGGCCAGCTTTTGCTGCAATGGTCAGAAATGCGATAAATGCGTCCGACGCAATAAATATATTCGCTCACAAAAATTGAAAAATCAAGTTGGTTTAATGTCTTTACCAAATGGACCCGCTATCTTGGCAACTCTTAGAACAGTAGCCGCGGTACGTGGGATCAATTTACCTAGACAAACGATTAATTTGGTAGAGGGTCTTGTTGCCCTATATTTTTCACTACGAGAGTGTCAATCACAAACTCAATTTTTGTCTACGGTAGTTTTATACCTCCGTGGTCAAACTAATGAGAGTGTGTTGTTATCACTTTCACAATATTTGGAATCAATGGTTGGATTACGACCCCAATCTGGTTCTGATGACCCCAAGTGGC